GTGTCGGTGTGCTCTCAAAAAAAGCACCCCCCTTACTTAAATTACATCTCTTGCATAGCGCTTGGAGGTTATCCATTGAATCATCGCCTCCTAACTTCCTTGGGATGATGTGGTCTACATGAGTAGCTTCTAATCCACATCTCTGACAAGTATGTTGATCTCTCATTAACACTCTTTGTCTTATCCTACGCCATAGCGCAGTACTACCATCATCTCTTAACGCTGATTGCTTAGCCATTAATGATAGTTATTCTTTTGGAAGAACTCCCATGCTTTGCATGGTGAGCCGTATCTGTTATCGATGTACTTCAAGCCCCACATAATCTGTTCCTCTGGTGTGGCTGTCTTTAGATATTCAGATCGTCCCTGAGGTATTCCATAATGAGATCCATTAACAGCATCTGATTGCCAGGCTGATTCTTTTCCATAGAGCTTACTTAAACATATCATTTGGCTTTTATCATCTACCAAGATTGCTGCATATTCTTTAATTGAAAGATAATGTTTTCCATCAACTGGTGCTACCGCATAAGCGGGTGAGAACAGAGATATCCCAATAGCTACTAGCACCCCGCGACCTACCCGCCTCAGCGGGTCGCGGTGAGCCCTTGATGGGCTCTGCGCCGTTAGCGTACCAGCCATGTCAAATACCTCGCTTAATCTCGGGTGTGTCTTGACTATTTTTAATGAACAGTACCCAATGAGTTCCCATGCGCTTACCTGATGGATGCCCAATTAAAGGTTTTTCATCAGTTAGTGCAAGGATGTCTTTTAGCATAATTGATGTCTCATTCCATTTGAATATCAAAGTGCCATTTGGCTTTAATACTCGAAAGCACTCAGCAAAGCCTTTAGTTAAATCATCACGCCAAGTCTCTTTATCCAATACTCCGTATTTCTTACGCATCCAAGACTTTTCGCTTAGATTGAGTAGATGCGGTGGATCAAAGATAACTGCTTGGAATGTGTCATCTGGGTATGGTATAGCTCTAAAGTCCATAACCTCATCGGGTTTAATATGGATGGTTTGACCATTGGTTAATAAGTGGGTCTCATTCTCTCGGATGTCACCAAATAACACTCGATTATCAGTCTTATCAAAGTAGAACGATCTCATGCTTGATGCTGGATCTAATACAAGTTTCATTGATGTCCCCAACCTGTGCCTTTAAAGCTTATTCCAAAATTACTGTAGATTCTTGTCATTTGAATACCGCAACACATCGGCTGATGCTCCTCATGTATTGACTTTTGGATCTCCATAGTTATTTCGCAACTGACGCATTTGTATTCATATACTGGCATGTTAAACATTCCTTTCCTTCAAAGTTCCAAGATCCGCACCCTGAACATCTGACTACCTCATGAGTTGGCACTACTTGATGCAGAATCGGCATGAGATCATTAACTCGCATAAATGCCAGGTATTGACCTACATCTTCTCCCTGTCCATTACATCGCATAATCACTATTGGCAGTTTTCCGTTCGCGTTTGATGCAGCTTGTTTAATCCAGGCTAAAGGCTGAAAATCAGATCTTGCTTTTACCTCGATGCTGAGAGTTGGGATATTGAGGATGTCCTCGCCTTGCCTCCCAGCACCTGCGGTATCGGCATAAGCCCACCATTGTTTCAGGTATTCGGCTATGACTTTTTGAGTCCTATAACCTCGATGTTTTCGATGGTTTGTCATAGATGATGTTTATTCTCGCATCTATTACATAACCAAATGACTAAACCATCTTCACGATCATATTCATTTACCTGGGTAAAAGCATCGCAATCTGAGCAGTTCATAACACCGCCATAACCGCTAAAACTGTAAATAAAGCCATTCATTGGGCTTTTATAAATATCTTTATCCATTGATCGAGTGACATTTCTTGCAAGTCCAAGTTGCATTGACTGGCGCATCGGCATTTTCAAGCTTTGCTACATGTGCCAGGATAACTTCTTCATTACATAATTGGCATCTAAGAGTTAAATGCATCAAGTTCATCCATTGACCGTTTACCTTAACTTCGACAAAACCCATTTCAAACGCTCCTTAATTTCTGTCGCTCCCATTTACCAGATGATCCAAGGCTGTACCAAACAGTTGAGCACTTTGCTTCGCCTGTTCTTGGCGCATAAGTACAGAAGAATCCGCCCCAGCCACGCCCATTCTTCTCGCCCTCTTTCCACGCCATTTCGCCATGAATGCATTCCTCAGTATTAGTGCCACCTAAAACATCTTGGATATTGGCAATAGCCTCAGCTGCCGTAATTGCTGCTGGCTGATTCACATCGCCATAAATTGGTTCAGTAGTCCAAGGATCAGCAGCTAAAGCTTCTTCCTTTGTTTTAAAACTTGGTACTTCTTTTGCCTTAGCAATGTCCTTGGCTGATAGGCGTTCGACCTTGCTCATTTCTTCTCTTGAAGGTCTCTTTCCTTTAGCTGCATAACCGCCGTTTGCAAGTGCTCTACCGATCGCTGAAGTCTCACAGTTCTCAAGAGCTGAAGTCGAATTAACACCCCGATCAGTAACCTTCTCCTCAGCGTATCCTGTCGAAAACGCCACGCTATCTGCGAAAGTTCGATATAAGTATGCTTTAACAACAAATCTATCATTCTGGAAACTCTCCAATTCTGTGCTTATGCGAAAGTCTGGAAAGTCCTTAATGAACTTTTCCAAACGACTTTCAACTGTTTCGTAATCGGCTAAATTAAACACTTGGTAACTCCTCTTGTTTTAATAGGTACTCGGTCTGTTCCGGTAATGACCAAACAGTACCGTCTGCCCAAGTCTGGACATCGATGGCGCAACTGTTGCAGTAATGCCGTCGAGTGCCTTGGCTTTTAGGATGATTGCTAATGACGGTATAACTTGCTGGCTTTTGACCAAGCAAAGAATTAACGCCATAACGCACTTTGCAATAATCGCACCAGATCCCTGGCGCAGCTTTAATAACTGTCAAGGTCACTCCAGTCAGTTGATGCAATCTGTCCAGCGAGCGCAATGTATGCTGCGCCGTCCTTGTAACTGTCTGCGTGGAGGCTTGTCTCTTGTAGGCGTGAGATTTTGACAAGTGCCATACAGATTGCGACTTCGTGAGGCTCGATGTTGCGTTCAAGATAGGCTGACCAGAGTTTGGCAATTCGAAGGTGATTGAGAGCTGCCAAGCCGTAATCTTTACCTCGGTCTTGGATAAGGTCTTTTGCTTCGTCAAGGATGTCATCAGCGCGCATTAACACTCACGCGCTGACTGTTCTTGCCAATCGCCAAGCCTTCACGCTTGCCCTCTGAAAAGCCTTTGCCCCAACCAACGATGAACCAAAGGATATTAGCTAACATCAGTAAAACTATTACTGGTACTTGTAGATCCATTTCTTTTGCTCCCGATTCTTGTAACCATTGGTGGCTACAGGATTACGGTCTCACATTTGTCAGACAATTTCTTGGACATTTCGATAACGAAACGATAACGATTTAGCCCCAGCGTTTGCCTTGGTAGATAAATGAGCCATCTTTTGGATCGATTGGAATCAACTCAGGCGTAAAGCGCTTGCCGTGTAATGTGCCTACAACAAAGCCCATCTGCCAATTCGCATAACCCTTTGTGTACCCCATTCCAGGGCTTGATAGATCGACTAAGTTGCCAACCTCAACACCCCAGACAATGCGTCCGTAACGCCCTCCAGAAGCCTCTGAATGGGCACTCAAGCCCAGTCTATGGGTATGTCCTGACACAACTGATTTACCCATACGCACCGCACCGTTTAGGGCTGTTTGTCCAGGCTTGTTTGAAAGTGGAAAAGCATCTCCGTGGCAAGTGTGCCAACCTGGAGCAAAGTCAAAGCCATTCGGATGGTACTTGATCCCGGCTTTATCGTAGCCCATGAATTTGTCATAACGTAGCTCTGGTAAATTCATAAAGGCTGGCAATCTACGAGATAGCGACTTATAAACACGGGCTCCGTGATTCGAGCCAACTACATCAGTAACGCCAAGATATTCAAGAATCTCTAAAGTAAGTCTGCGATCCTCATCGATGTTGCCTTCGACCTCTTGCCAAGGTTGAGCAAAGCCTCCAAGCTGCGGTAGATCGATTTCATCACCAATGCAGATAGTTTGGTGAGGTTTGTAAGCTCTTAAAAACTTGCCTAAATTCTTGACTGCTGCTTCATGAAAGAATGGTGCCTGAATATCTGAGATCCAAGCAATCCGCTTTACTGTCATTAGTCCTCGTCGTCGTCCTCGTAATCCCCAAACTTCTCGGGATCGATTGGGTCTGGCAGAATCCATCCAGGATACGATTGAACATCGGTTATCATAAATAACGCTAAACCCTCGTTAAAACCAGCCTTGCGCAAGGACTTGTAATACTCATGAAGCCCGATGCAATAAGCATCGAGTTTTGAGTAGCCTTGATCCTCTAGCGCCTTAGTAGGTTTTCTTGCCATGTGGATAAGTGTCCCTTACTTCTTGAGAAGTTCCATCATCTGTTCTTGGCGTGTCTCTATTCTTGCCAATCGGTCTGCGAGAGATGATCCACCATTCGGCGTAAGAGTCCACAACCAACCGCGAACCAGGTAACGCAAACCGCCAATAAAAATAGCAATCGTCGAGACAATAGCGAGAGTGAATCCCGCCCAATCATTCGCACTCACCTCAAACCGAAAGCTTCATCTTTAGGATTTAGCCAACGCAAAATCGGTGGAATAGTTGCTAACGCGCCAGCGTAAGCAATGTTCTTTAGATCAGTTTCGCCCGCAGCGACAAGTGCAAGAGCAGCTGTTAGGAACGCTCTGCCCCAACTTGCTAGCATCTTCTTTAGATCCTGTGTCATCTGTTCCTCCTAGTAATGGGATGTTAAAAAACTTCGAATCCGTGTCACCAGCCTTTGTAAAACTGATGTGGATGTGTTTGGTGTGTGGATTGACTCCGGTGTACTTGCGCCAACGCCAGAAGCTTCGAGCGCTTGCAATTTTGTGATTAAAGATGACATAAGCAATGCGTTTATCTGACTTGGCTGCAATTCGTATCTGGTCGGCAATATAAGCAGCTGTAGAGGCTTGTTCGTTGAAATCAGCATCGAGATCGATAGCGCGGACATACCCTGAATCAGGGTCAGGGTTATGATCGCTCTTTCGGGTTGAGTGCTTTGCATCTCCGATTGTGCCGTCTGAGTGACGCTTTCGAGATGGATAAGCATCATCTGCCTGCTCTCTTAACTGGATTAGCGCCTTACTTAGTTTTGGTTTCATCCAAGTAAGAGGCGAGCCTCATCCTCAGTAATCCCCAATTTCTCTAATAATGCAGCTTTAGCAGTTGCCTTTGCTTCTTGTTCACTTAAGAAAATTTGATAGTTTTTAGCGACTTGCGCTTCACGATCTAATTCATCTTTTGTCATAGGTCTAGTGGAAACTTCTCCAGTTTCAACATTATGAATTGTGATATTCATTATCTCTTTTGCCATTTAGTTCACCCCGTAAAGTGTGTAAGTGCCTGCTGTAAAGTTTCCACCGCTTAATACGCTACAGATGTCTACTTCTGTAACTGCGCCTGTTTGGTTATACGCACCCAAAACTTCACCCAACTGAATCGAGGTTGAAGTTGTTTTGTTGTTTCCAATGGATAACATCTTAAACATTTTCCATGTTGTTGTATTTGAATAATCAGTGATTTCAAATAATGACATACCATCTCCTGCGGTATTGCTCAAATCAGTTGTGCAATATACCTGGTCATAACGAAAAGTTTCCGATGTGCTTTGACCGCTAGATTGAGAAGCATAACGATTGGCTGTTGAATCGTTCATCAAACGCATACCCCATGTTGCATTTGTGTTTGTGTATCTTTGATTTCTTACGAAAAGAACCAATGATTTATATGTGCCTGGAATGCTTTGCAATCTGACCTGAGCAGACCCTGAAAGATTACCAGTTGCCAATTGAGTCATACCACCAGCTGAAAGTGTTGCCCATGAAGGCACACCAGCTGCGACAGTCAAAACTTGACCTGTTGTTCCGATACCTAAACGAGTATTCGTATTAGCACTCGATGAACGATATTCAATATCGCCAAGGGTCGTTGATGGATTTAAGTTCTTCGTTGTCGTATCGATCGATGTACCCAAACTACGAATCGCAGCTGCGCCATCTTTTACAAGGCTAGTGTCATCCGGGGTAGTCCACGAATAGTTGGTAGTCGTTGCCATTTTGCTCCTTTATCAGGCTACTATTGTAGCGTCAATCCATTGTAGGTCTGGGTTTAATGTGTTCCATGTTTCACCGATTGGCACACCATTCCAGCGCATAGCTTGGAGGCTATAAGCCGTTGGAGATACCGTTAAGTTTAAGTAAAGCGAGTTATAACCAGCGCTGAAAGTCCAGCCCTCAACAAAGCCTGTGAACTCGCCACCGTTAATGTTTGCTGGTAGATCTGTGATATTTACGGGCATTCCCATAAACACATTTAGCAAAGAATCTCTGTCTGAATTGTCGATCTCTGGGTTAGAAATTGGAAAAGTTATAGACTTAAATTGAGCTTGAGGAAAAGCTCTAACACTTAGATAAAATTCAGCCTGAGCCAAAGCGTCGTAATTGTGTTCAAGTGAAGTCGAAATCTGATAAGCCTGCTGTCCATATAGGGCAATAGAATCAGCATCCGAGGCTGATTGTTGAGCGTTTGACTTGTAAATAATTGTGACATTGTTTCGGACATCGCCTGAACGCTTTGAAGTACGAATACCACTAGCCAAGGCATGATTACCAGTTAAATCCACATAACCGTTAGCGGTTAGATATTCGCTGCGATGTGTTGAATCGGCATATCCAATTCGACCTGATGAATCCTCATAAAGGTATCCAAGTCCGGATCTTGCCAAAGATGCTGCAAGGCTGTAAATGTCGGTAAGCTCACTTGACCTGGCTGCCAGTTCATAATCACCTGGACGATCAATCTCGCCTAATCCATTGTTACCAGCGTTTGCCCAAGTGATCGTCGGATCATAAGCAGCCCAAGTTTCAGATGCTGGTACTGCATTCCAAGTAGCAAACAAAGCTTGACTGAGAATGTCATAAATCTGATCACCGTCGAAATCTTTGCTTAAAACGCCCGTTGTGAGGGTTTTAGGCAGTTTAGACAAAGCGCCCAAGGCAACTACCTTAATTCGTTCTGAAACAGCCGTAGAGGAGGCTTGAGTGACTTCTACATCGACATCTGTGACATATCCACCGAAAAGATTGACAAAGGTACCAGATGAATTTTTTACGCTGATATTGATCTGGTCGTTGATATCGATTTCAACAGGTGAAAGATCGAGATTGATAATTTCAACATTACAGTAACCCGCGTAAGGCTGAGAATAGATATCTTGACGACCAGAAGTAATCGTCAGATTAGCGAGAGTGAGGTTTGTGTAGTCGCCTCCACCATTAATGGTTACCTGCCATTCAGGAGTCCATTGGGTCATGCAATCAAAGCCGATCCAGCGCCACCGCCACCGCGATAAGAGGACTCGTTAATAATCTCGACAATCTGGCGAGCAACGCCTTCCTTGTCCAAGGCTCCAGTTACATTGATGTTATAAACAGGAGCCATTGAAGCGGACTCAGCTGCGCGGAATCGTCCAGCGTTAAATGAACCGATTGAAACCGCAGCTGCGACAGCCGTTGAAACTCCAGCAACTCCAGCCGAACCGTTACTACTTGTTGTGGCAGTTGTAGTCGCTGTCGTTGGGATGGATGTAACAGATGAGCTTATCGTCTGACCAGTAGACATTGAGAAATTGCCAAGTGCGCCTGTAGATGTCGATCCAGAAGTTGAACCAATCTTAGGAATCAGACCAATATCTGCTCCTGGCTTAATAAGGTTTACGCCCTTAATAATTAGATTGATTCCATCAATGGCAGTATTAAGTAAAGGCTTAATTGCACCCAAGACCTTGCCAATAAGGGTTATGACAACTCCAGCGATCTCACCCACTACCTTTAGGGAATCACCAATAGCCTGGCCGATAAGTGGCGCAACAAACTTAATGACTTCCCAGAAAGATGCAAACTCATCTCGGCTGTCCATAACAGCCTTTTTGACTTTATCAATGATAGTTTTGATACCGTCAAAAATTGGTGTCACGACTTGTTTGATAGTCGATGCAACATCGCTTATGGTTTTACCGAAACCATCGCCCTCAGTAAGGCTAAACGCAGCGGTAAAAGCCTGAATTGCTGGTAAAGCATTTTGATTAATAAAACCTAAAAACTTATCTAAAATTGGCAACAAAGCCTGACCAAGTGTTTCTTTTGTTTCATCAAAAG